TTTACCTTCCGGAAATGATAGACGCAAGAATAAAAAAGGAGATTGAAAAAAGGGAAGAACCATTCAGAAGAACCCCGCAGCAGTGAGCCACGGAAGCGGGCAGCAGGGGAAGAAAGGAGCATTTACAACGAAGATTATTATTTTTAGAAGCCTTCGCAAGTATTCGGAAGACGATTTCAACACGTTCGCGGCAGCGCTACACGACGTACCGGGAGCGAAGGCCAACAAAAGAACCTTGACAATAGAAGCGAACGGCCACCGGGCAGAGTTCCGGAACGGTTCGCCCTACAATCCGAAGAACGCCGGCCTTCGCGCAGATATAACGATCCCACATTATGACTACATAACGGCCGGATCGGAATATGGAAAGGATCCACGGTTCCGAAGTTGTTCATTCACCCGCGTTCTGGAAATTATGAAAGGAACAGTGAAACCATGAAAGAACGACCGGAAAGAAAAGTTATTTTCGAGATTACCGGCGACGGACTGACCGCGGAAGAAGTCGGCAGGATCCGACAGGTAATAAGACACCTTAATTATAAAAGAGGACGACGCAAGGCGCCGCGCCTGTTTTATAGATACAATTTCACCAAAAGAAAGGAGATCTAACAAAATGAGTTTAGTTGACGCGTTCGCGAAAGAGGACAGAACCGAAGTGAAGTTTTCGGAGTTCTTCGCACTGGTAAAGCAGGCGGCACAGTATGAAACAGTTATGAACGCCGTAAATTGTGACGTTCCACACCACTTCATCAGGGAGACAATGACCGGAAAGAAAGAAGAGGTTCCGGAAATTCCAGAGAAAAAAGAAGCCGTTCTGGGCGTTGTGAAGGTGGACTTCGACGCGGAAGAGTTCAGAAAGACTTTGCAGGAAGCCACCGCAGAGATCAAAGCGAAGTTCGGACCGGAAGAGGACGAAGCAGAACAGGAGCAGGAAGCACAGGTAAAAGAGCCGCCGGAAATTACCGCAGAAAGTATTCTGGCAGCAGCAGAAGAAACCACACTGGCAGCAGCAGAAGAAACCACACTGGCAGCGGCAGAAAAAACCACACTGGCAGCGGCAGAAAAAACCACCCGCAGAAGGTAGAAAGGAGAATGAAACATGGTAGCGGTAGGAATTATTTGTTTTATCGCGGGAGCAGTCGCCGCCACGGTTGGCCTTGTGGCCTTCGGCGTACACCTTGCGAACCAGAATAAACAGTGAAAGCGCTTATGAAATATCCGGGTAGCAAGTGGGGATCCGCGGACTGGATAATTTCACACTTTCCAGAACATCACAGTTATTTAGAACCGTTCTTCGGTTCCGGCGGCGTTTTCTTCAATAAACCACGATCAGACATTGAGACAATAAACGATCTTGACGGCGAAGTGGTAAACCTTTTCAGGCAGATCCGGAACGATCCGGAACGTCTGGCCCGCGAAATATACTTCACACCATATTCGCGGGAAGCCTACGAAATGGCATACCAGAAAGAACCGAAAAACGACCTTGAAAAAGCAGTTCTATTTTACACGCGCCTAAACATGGGCCACGGGTTCAGGACACAGGGCGAGAAAGTAGGGTGGAAACTGGACGTTCAGGGAAGGGAAAAGGCCTACGCGGCCGCGGACTGGTGCAAGATACCGGAAAAGATAATGGAAGCAGCGGAGCGCCTGCGGGGCGTACAAATAGAGAACCGCCCGGCGGTAGAAGTGATCCGGAAGTTCAATTTTGAAAACGTTCTGATCTATTGCGATCCACCCTACGTTCTTTCTACCAGATGCCGGAAACAGTACAAGCATGAAATGACGGACGAGGATCACGAAGTATTACTGGAAGCATTGCTGCAGCACAAAGGCCCGGCGATTATCAGCGGTTATTCTTCGCCACTATACGAAGAACGCCTGAAAGACTGGTACCGGGAAGAACGGATAAATTACGCACAGAACGCGCAGCAGCGCCGGGAAGTTATATGGTGCAACCAGAAGACAGAGAAGACGGCGCAGCAGTTGACATTATTTTGAAAGGAAAACGGCAAATGAAAAGAAAATATGGCGTTGTAGATTACCTGCGGAAGCATTACCCACCACCGGAAGGATCCGGAGAAGTGGAAGTGGAGTTCTTAGAAGGCTACGACAGCATAGAAGGACCAGACGGATCAATGGGCTTCGGCGTATTTGTTCCGACAGAAGAAAAGATCTATATTGCCGACGACTTACCGGGCGGCGAAGAAAGCATGATCGAAACCGTGGCCCACGAATGGAAACACTGGCTTCAATATTGCAACGACGAAGCATACGACGAAGAGGAAGCGGAAGACTTCGCCCGGCAGATTGTAGAAGAATTTTTATAAGAAAAGGAGATTAAACCATGAGTAACAACAATTACGACGCATTTAGAACCTTCATTGAAGGCCGCTTCGGCTTCGGGGGGGGGGCAGAGCATGAAGAAAGAAGGACAGAAGGCGCCTTCTATTGACGACCTGAAAGAAGCGGGATCCGAAGAAGAGTTCAAAGCCCGCCTGAAAGAAGGACAGGCGTTCAGATTAAAAGAAAAGGCCGGGTTCCATGTAATAAGCATTGACGAGAACCGGCCGCCACTGGTGCAGGTGATAGGAGATAGCGATCTGATCGCGCAAATGTTGGCGTTTGCAATTTCGGAGATTATCGAAAGCAGCGTGAAAAATGGAGTTCCGCGCGAACAGGCCGAAGGAATGTTCCGGATCGCGTTAGAACTTGGAATAGCAACTTCGAGAAATTAGCAGGAAGGGAGAACACAGCATGAAAGGAAAAATGAACTTGCCTTTGAAAGAGTTTTTAACCTTAGTAGGACCGGCGCAGGTTTTACACATTATCGAAGAAGGCGAAACAGAACCGGCCTTCAAAGATAGATCTGTAAAAATAAGAGATCACGAAGAATTACTGGATCGCGAAGTGAAATTCATTCAGCCGGCAGCAGATACAGAGAACGCCGGAAAGTATATCTTCAAGATCTGGATCTATCCGGTGACTGCATGATTACGGTAAAAGATTTTCTGGAAAAGATAACGAACCCGGACCGGATCAAGATTGTAAAGGGCGAAGAAGTCCTTTTCGCAGGTTACAAGGGCGCCTTAGTTCATGAAGGCGCCGCGGACCTTTCACCGGACATTCTGGAAGCGGAAATGGTATCTTTCAGAATAGATCCGGAGATCCGGGCGAAGGACTGGAAGGCGCGCGGCCTTATGGCCCCGATCGAACCGGAACAGGCGCCGGACTACAAGTTTTCAGATCTGGAAATGAAACTGTATTACAAAATTTGTATATAAAGCAACAATGAAGGGAGATCTAACCATGGCACAATTAAGCAAAGCCCTATTCAGTAGCACAAAGGAAGACTGGGCGACACCACAGGACTTTTTCGACAAACTGGACGAAGAATTTCACTTCGATCTGGATCCTTGCGCAGACGCAGAAAACGCGAAGTGCAAGGAATATTTCACAAAAGAGGAAAACGGACTTTTGAAGGATTGGGGCGGCCGACGTGTCTTCTGCAATCCACCATACGGCCGAAAATCAACGGGCAAATGGATCCAGAAGTGTTACGAAGAAGCGAAGAAGCCCGGAACGGTTGTCGTTGCACTTATTCCGGCGCGCACTGACACAAGGTTTTTTCACGATTATATATACCACAAAGCGGAAATTCGCTTCATTAAAGGCCGTCTGAAATTCGGCGGCTGCAAGGACGCGGCGCCGTTCCCGTCTATGGTGGTTATTTTCGGAAAGGAAAAAGAGCATGAAGAGACAGAACACGCCGGCAGCAGAGGAACCGGCAAAGAAGAAGCGTAGACGCAGGGCCACAGATCCCAAAACGGGCCTTACCGTATTCGAACCGAACACGGTTTATTTTAACGATTATCTGAAAACATACATAGGCGCAAAATGGCAGGCGATAAAAAACAGCCTTTACGACGCAGGTTATCAGGCCTTAGAAGTAAGCCGGTACCGTGACGGCCTTCTGGACGACTTCAACCGTATTTGTGCCGAAAATAATTATCACGGCATTGTTTAAGAGACAGAAAGGAGATCTAACCATGAGCGACGTTGTAAAACGCGACCTTTACGGACTTATCGACAAGGAACTGGAAGCAGCAAACCAGAAGTTCCCGCTTTTTAATTCCACACATGAAGCCTTCGCGGTAATTCTGGAAGAAGCAGAGGAAGCAAAGGAAGAAGCGGGAAACCTTGATATTTTAATGAATAATTTCTGGATCGGCGTGAAAGAAAACCACGATCCGGAAGCACTGCACGAAGAATTAACAGGCATTTATAAAACGGCCCTTGATCTGGCCGTGGAAGCGATACAAACCGCAGCCATGGCCCGGAAAGGCATTATTAGCAGTATAGACCTTCGGGCCGTGGATCAATGTTTATCAGAGACAGAAAGGCGGGGCGAATTATGAACCAGAGAAAAGCGATCGAAGCAGCACTGGCAGAAATGGGGATCACGAATGAAACGCAGCTAAACGACGCGATCCGAAATATGAAGCCGCTTAACTTGTCTTTAATGGCAGACCGGCAGCAGGAAAGGAAGGCGAGTTAATGGACCTTAACGGAAATCAGATAATAGCCGTAGATTTTGACGGGACACTTTGCAAGCAGGCGTGGCCGGAGATTGGAGAGGAAAACGAGATCTTGATCGAACATCTGAAAGAACAGCAGGCAGCAGGCGCCCGCCTGATCTTATGGACAAACAGAGAAGGCGACCTTCTGGAAGAAGCGGTGGAGTGGTGCAAGGCCCGCGGCCTGACATTCGACACAGTAAACGCGAACCTTCCGGAACTGATCGACCTATACAAGAACGACTGCAGGAAGATAAACGCCGACATTTACATAGACGACAAGGCAGTAAACCCGGTTCCGTACAGACACGCGGCCGGAATGTTCGGTTTTAACCCATACGCAAACCCGATCGACAAGGCAGAATTTGAGAAAAGGAGATCTAACCATGTGGAAAAGAATTAAAAGAGCGATCAGGATCGCAAGAAAAAACAGCAGGGCCAGAAGGCAGAGAAAGAGAACAAGCGAAATTCTTCTGGCAATATTCACCCTGACAAATTGCGGGACGCTGAAGGAATTGGAATATCACACCGGATATTATGCAGGAACCGCGGATCAGGCGGCAGCAGTTGGAGAGATAACCAGAGAACAGCGCGGCCAGATCTTACGGGTTCTTCACTACATCAGCGCGGGGGAACGTGAAAGACTTGAAAATGAGTAACAAAAAAACGGGCTTGAAAGGCGGGGGCCTTTTCAAGTCCGTTCATTGGAAATCTAACCTAAAATCATTATATCAGAAAGGCGGGGAAAGTCAATGGTAAAAACACATGAGAAAAGCCGCATTTATGCAGTAGTAGGAACGGACAATGTAAAGAACATTGAAAAGGTTGTTTTACAGATGGAAGCAACGGGGCAGATAAGCGGCGGCTATCTTATATATTTAGTCGAAACCGTGGCCGCGGAAGATGTAGTGGTCAATCTTTTTTGTAACACTTATGGCTAAAAATTCCTTGGATTGTTGCTTGGAGTCTATCGGCGCTGTCCGTTTTTATCAATGGTGCTTTGCACCGCTGCGCGGCCATGCCATTGACAAAAACTCCCATCCCCGATGCTGAGTGGTCAAGCAATCCAATCCGTTAACCCGCTTCCGCCGCTCTTTATGCTGTCCGTGCCTGGTATGGCGTGCGGTAGCCATTATAGCTGTGCGGGCGCACATGGTTATAAGTGATATAGGAGAATTCTTCCACAGTCCGGTATAATGCCTCCTCTGTCTGGAATTCATATAAGTTGGTGCATTCATTTTTTAGCGTATTGAAATACCTTTCCATTGGTGCATTGTCGTATGGATATCCGGCCTTGCTCATGCTCTGTGTCACCTGCACAGATTCGCAGAACTCAATGAATGATTTCGATGTATATTGGCTTCCCTGGTCGCTGTGTAAGATCAGACCTCCTTTTGCAAGATGCTGTGACTCTAATGCTTTTTTCAGGGTGCGGATTGCCAGGTCGCTGGTAAGATGACGATCCGTTATGCTGGCTACTACGCTCCGATCATATAGGTCCAGGATGGCACAATTATACCGCACATCCCTGTTCTTCAGGAACAAATAGGTGAAATCCGTACACCACTTCTGGTTCGGTTTGTCCGCATGGAAGTCCTGTCGGAGTTTGTTCTCGAATATTTTGTGTGGTTTCCCAGGTTTTGTCCCAGGCTTTTGCGGGCGGACGATGGAATGCAGCTTCATCTCCGTGTTCATATATTTATGAATAGTAGTGGCGCTGTAGCTATATCCTTCACGCTTCAAATAAATTGTCATACTGCGGTAACCGTCAACACCGTTGTGCCTGTGATAGATTTCTTCTATCTTCTCCTGTACTTCTGCTTTTTGAGCATAGTAATACGCCTTCCGATGTTTCCGGTAGTTATAGTAGGCATTCGGATAAATCTGCAGCCGCCTTAGCAGCCAGCGGATGCCGAATTTCTCATGGTACTGATCAATGAACCGGTAAGCCTCTAACCGATTTCCTTTGCAAAGAATGCCGCCGCTTTTTTTAAGAATGCGATCTCTTTCCGTAATTCTTCATTTTCCCGTTTTAACCGGAGATTCTCTTTCATGGAGTCATAATCTTCTTTGGCTTGAGCGTCTGTCTGGCATTCTTCGCGGAATTCGCAGCACCACTTGGAGATACTGGCTTTGGATACACCATACTCAGCAGTGATACTTTTGTAGGTTCGCCCTTCTTCCTCATGGAGGCGAACAATTTTCTTCTTGAATTCAGGAGTATAGTTTTGTGACATAATGAGTACCTCTTTTCTTGTGTTTTTATTATAGCTCATTAGCCACTCCCGTTACAACTTTATTATAGCACTTCAGAAGCCGATGTCTTCGTTGTCAATGCGTTCCAGAATTTCATCCA